GATACAAGGATTATATCGCTATCTGTTCACGCATAAGGGGTGCTATAAGAGAAGACCAGATAGAGGGTGGTATGGTAGGTCAGTATAATTCAAGCATTACCCAACGGCTAAATGGCCTAACAGACAAACAAGAAGTGAAGACAGAAGGCAAGGTTAAAATAACATTTAAGTAATGGTAAAAAAATAAAATAAAATTTATTTGTTTAGTATGTTTAAATAATATATATTTGCGGTATGAAAAAAACTATAATAATATTATGCACCATTTTATTTAGCTCATGCTATAAGGATTCACCGGTATTGCCAAAGGCAGTAACCCAAGAGATTGTGATAACATCAAATAGACCTATTGACATAAAGCTAGGCCATGACCATTGGAGGACTACAGGCAAACAGATGACCTACCTTACAACAATAGTTGAGGGTGTGATAACCTATATTGAGTTAGAGTCAATAGAGCCATTTACGGGGTTTATAAGAATAGACAACAAGACTTGGGAGTATGCTAGTGATTCATTTAATACATACAAGAAGGCATTGTGAATAACGAAATAGAGATAGAAAGCCCAGACTTGACAGAGTATCAAAAGCAGATACTTTACAATGACTGTAGATTTACTATTACAGAGGCAAGTACAAAGGTAGGTAAAACATTTAGCCATATATGGTGGCTATTTGAACAAGCACATAGGCCAGACCTAGAACCTAACTCTAATGTTTGGTGGGTTGCCCCCGTCTATGCACAAGCAAAGATTGCATTTAACAGAATGAAGGAAGCGGTGGTAAGGTCGGGTGCTTATAAGATAATTGAAAACCCACCAATGATTACCACACCACTAGGCACACACATCCATTTTAAGAGTGCAGAGAAGCCAGATAACCTATTCGGTGAAGATGTTTATGCTTGTGTCTTTGATGAAGCACCAAGAGCAAGAAAAGAGGCATTTGAGGCATTGTATTCTACACTAACACACACAAGGGGGCAGATGAAGTTAATAGGTAACTTTGGTGGTACGGCTAATTGGATGCACCAACTTAAAGAAAGGGTAGCAACTGATAGTGATTACTCCTACCATAAAGTAACTGCGTGGGATGCGGTAGAGGCAGGAATACTAGAAGAGGAAATAATATTACAAGCTCAAAGAGATTTACCCCCAAAAGTATTTAAGCAATTATACTTAGCAGAGGAGCAAGAGAGCGATGATATGCTATGCTCTTATGATTCTATTAAAGACCTATGGACAAATTCTCATGTCAAAGGAGGTAACAAGTATATTACTGCGGATATTGCACTACAAGGCTCAGACAAATTTGTTATGTATGTCTGGGATGGGTTTAGGATAATAGAATATGTTGAGGTTGCGAAGTGCGAAGCAGATGAGGTGGAGCATTTAATAAAAGACCTAGCAGATAAACACCAAGTAGGTAGGAGCAATATAGTATATGATGCTGATGGATTGGGTAGTTTTTTGAGGGGTTATCTAAAGGGGGCAAAGCCATTTAATAACGGGGGTAAGGCTATTAAGTTTACAGGTAGAGAATTAAACTACAAGAATCTAAAGAGTCAATGTGGTTATGAATTAGCAAAAGTTATCAATTCAAAGGGTATGTACATTGCTTGTGATATAGATAGGGCAGAGTTCACGAAGGAGTTGGAATGCTTACAGAGTTATAAACTAGATGATGATGGTAAGATACAACTAATGCCCAAAGCAAAAATAAAAGAGATTATAGGCCATTCTCCAGATAAGTTAGATGCTTTATTAATGAGGATGTACTTTGAGTTAAAGCCTAGTGGAAAATATAAAATCAGAACAATATAATTAATGCATATATTGCACAAAATTAAACGACTATGACAAAGGGGATAAGGAAACCAGACAATGGCACTAAGCCAAAAGAGGCAGGGTCTGATGTTGTAGTAACAAGTAATGATGGACATTCAAAAATACATATATGAAAAATTTAGAAAACATTAAAGCAACATTTATCAAAGCCTTTGAATTGTTAAACCAAGAGCATCCAGATGTAGGACAAGCAAAGCTATTGCTACTAGATGGAGAGGTAACTACAAAAGAATTGATAGACAAGAAGGCAAGAGCCATAGAATTAATTAAGGAGCTAACAGAAACAAATAGTAATTTATAATGGCAGATATTAAACAAGTGGGTGGCAGTCATTACAAGGATATGGAGATACAACCTATTGACTTTATCACTAAGAACAATCTAAGCTACATACAAGGCAATGTAATTAAGTACGTTTGTAGGTACAAGGACAAGAACGGGGTGGAAGATTTAGAGAAGGCAAAGCACTATTTAGAAATGCTAATAGAGAATGAAAGGAGTAATTAAAATAGCATTAAAGGACATTAAAGATTCATTACCTTTGCCTAGTGGAGATTGTAAGGGTAGCGATTTTATTTATGGTTCAAAGCTATACACAAAAGAGCAGAGGAGATTAAATAGAGAGTTGGGATTACACAAAATTAATAAAACTAAATGAGCAAGAAACAAAAACAAACTAGGCCAAGATTAACAGCCATTGAACAAGAGTTAATAGATAGGTACAGAAATTCTAAAGAAAACAGAGTGCTAGTAATTGGAGATATACATGCTCCATTTGAAAGACCAGATTACCTACAATTCTGTATAGACACTTACAACAAATATCAATGTAATAAAGTTGTGTTTATAGGGGATATTATAGATAACCATTATAGTTCTTACCATGAAACCGATGCAGATGGATTAGGTGGGGATGCAGAACTTGAACTAGCTATAAAGAGAATAAAAGAATGGTACGAGGCTTTCCCAGATGCTTATGTAACAATAGGTAACCACGATGCTATTATAATGCGTAAGGCACAAACATCTGCTATTCCATCTCAATGGATAAAGAAGTACAATGATGTACTTGGTACTCCTAATTGGAAGTGGGTGACAGATGTTGTAATAGACAAAGTTAGATATGTGCATGGACATAAGAGTTCAAAGGCAAGGACTGCAGCAAGGAGAGACATGCAAAGCACAGTTACGGGCCATTTTCATACTGATATGTATGTAGATTGGTTCTTTGGTGCTAATAAGGCAGTGTTTGCTATGGCAGTAGGATGTGGTATAGATAGCAAATCTTATGCAATGGGTTACATGCAAGGGGGTAAGAAGGAAGCTTTAGGGTGTGGTGTAGTATTAGACAATGGCCAAACACCCATAACGGTTAAAATGAATTTAAAATAATTATATGACAAAGAATAAAAAGGGCAAGAAAATGAAGGGTGGCAATAAGGTGTTTCAAGTAACTGAAAATATCTTTCTAAACTCAAAGACATTGAAATTTTATGACCTAGTAGGTAACTACATAGGGCATTTAAAGATAGAAACAAATGAGTTAATTTATAATGAGGACTTACCAGATGAATTAAAATCCGAATTGGGGGTTTTCTTAATGACACTAAATAGCGTAGAAATAGCAGAAGCATAAGTTATGACATGGAACGACATTAAGATAAAGCACTATGCTCAGATTATGGACTTAAATGAGGATAGTTTTGAAGACCAACTAAGGTCTATTGGGATACTAAAAGATTTATCCCTAGATGAGATTAGGAAAGTACCATCTCACAAGATAGCAGAATGGAGTGAAGAGATAAAGCAACTAGGACTGTCTGACATACCATCTAAGCTCGTTAAAAAGTGGGAGGGGTATAAGATAAGCCACAAACTCAAAGACATTACTGCAGGGCAAATGATAGACTACGATATGTTAAGAGAGCAAGGGAGTGAGCTAAAGAACCTACATAAGTTTATGGCAGTATTAACCAACCCAAAGGATGAGGGCGAGTTTGAAGAGAGGTCAAATTATTTCTGGGAGAATATGCCCATAGGTGTAGCATACGGAGTGCATGTTTTTTTTTGCAAAGTTCACAATCAGTACGAGGAAAATATAAAGGACTCTTTGAAGGCGAAGGAGAGAGTGACCCATTCTCGGAGCATTGGGGGTGGCTTGCAGTTATCCATGTACTTTCAGACGGTAACCCAATCATTAAAAAAGAGATGGTACAAATGATGGCTATTGAGTTCTTAAACCATTGGGCTATTACGGTGGACTACAACAAGAAACAACTTAAAGAAATGAAAGGATGAAATACGATTTAAACAAAAGTGTAATTGCTCCCTTTTGGCAGAAGGTAATAGATGACATTAAAGAAAATCTAATCCTAAAGAAAAAAAGCAATAGCGGTAATACACTACAAGCAATAGAAGCACCTAGAATACAAGTAGGAGATAATACTTATAATATAGAGTTATACATGCCAGATTA